TCCTACCCTAATATTATCCCATTATTATTCGGTACTTAAAACCCTTTGCCAGCCAAATAACCAGAAAGCCTTTCAAGAATCCTGTCCAATATCATCCCCAGCTTTCTAGTGCTTACACTCGCCCGCCTCGCCCTCTCGTACAGGGTGCCTGCGTCCAAATACTTCTCAGTCAGCACCCGGCGTTCAATTTCCTTTAAGCCGTGGTAGAACTCCCCTACCGCGTCCATCAGCGGGTCAGCCTCCGTCGGCGGCGCAACGCCAATAGTCCCTCGGGCAATGTCGCGGGCAAAGGTCGCCATGATCGGATAACCCAGCCGTCTCGCCTCGGCAAACTGGTAGCGGATGAACCGCCCTAGTTCACGGTCGGCTGCGAAAATCTCTGCCCGCACAGGTCGCGCCATGTCAAATCCCCTGTATGACTGATAGGTTACTCATGCAAAAACTCCCTCCGCTTCCTCGACACTCCGCACCACCACTAGCGGCCAGCCGTCGCGGACTAGCCCCTCCTGATACACCGTTAGCGGTTTGTTGCCCGTCTTGACCTCGACCGGGATCAGCCTCTCGCCCCGGCAGCACAGCAGGTCGAAGGCGTCTAGCTGCAATACCAGCCAGCCGTGCCGGCGGGCGACGGATATCACCGCCGCCTCTATCGCGTCCCGCTTACCGGCGCGTCTGGCGTGCTGCACGACATTCCGCCTCTGCGGCGCGTAGGAAGCCGCCTACGGGCTTGACCTTGACCGGCTTGGGCCTGCGTATCCCCTTGAGCAGCCGCGCCTCCTGAGCCTCCAGGCGGGCTTTAACGGTTGATTCGTGCATCGCGCCTCGCTTTCAGTTCGGCCAGGTGGCAGTCATTGCAGGTCGAGTGCAACCTGCCAGCCCGCTTGAAATGCTCCACCGTCCCCATCTTGAGTTCGCCGCAGGTACGGCAGACCCGGCCCTTGAGCCGTGACTTCGGCTTGGGGTTGCCCTTGGGGGCATCATCGTCGGTAGGCCGCACTAGTGGGGCCAGCTTGCCGCGACGATCGCGCACCACTACCCCGGCTATCTGTAGCCGCCGGATCTTGCGTAGCACCGCGTCGGGGTTGACCCGCGGCGGGACGGAGGAAAGGATCTCCGACTCATCGGCTGGCAATAGCGCCAGTAGCGGTTCACTCAGCATCGTCTTTCATCCACGCAATCACCGCGACGGCGATCACCGTCGCCAACACAACCACCATCTGCGCTAACGTCTCTCTCACAACTTGCCCTCCTTAATCAAAATCGCCTGCGTCCTGAACACGCCCTCGGCATGGGCCAGGCGCACGAAGTCACGCTCGTAGTCGAGATAACGGCGTCGGTCTATCGCGTCGTGGCAGTCGCTACACGCAAATGCCGCAATCTCGTTTGGGCTTTTCATTCCCATGCCGCTGATGCCGATGAGCCGGTAATGCGCCAGGACCGTCGTCTCAGGATCGCCGTTGCAGCACGGCAGACGTACCTGACACTCGCGGCCTCGGGCTTCCTTACGCAGGTTCATGCCGCGAACAAGCTCCCTTGTGCGCTGATTGATTTCAGGTAGTCACATGCCTGCCTGAAATACGATTGCTTCAATTCAGTCCCAACGAACTTCCTACCGGCCTTTAGGGAGCAATACCCCTCGCTGCCAATGCCCATGAATGGACTCAGCACCGTATCGCCCTCGTTAGACCACATGATCAGAGCACGCTCGATCACGTCCAATTGCAGCGGGCACAAGTGGCGCTCATCGTTGGCGCTCTTTGCAGCCTTGACGTTAAGCACGTTCGACTGATCGACCGTCATCCAGATGGGTGACGCCCACTCCTGCCATTGATCAAGTGGGAAAGAGTCTGGCGTGTGAACGATGGGGTTTGCGTTGTCCCCCGGCTTGATGAATGTCAGCAGGTAGTCGGGCATCCCGCCGCGGCTCTTGGAACTGTCCTTTTGAAGTTGCTTGTAAAGTAAGCCAACATGCTTAGTCCGCGTCATCTCCACAACCGGACACTTCCAGATCGTGCGACGCGAGTGATAAACCCAGCCCGCTGCCTCGTGCAGCCTGATGATGTCGCCAGAAAAATCCTTGATGCCGACTGCCCCGTCTTTCCATTTCGTCATGGGCAGGTCGGAACAATGAACGGCCGTTAACCTACCAGGCTTAGTGAGCCTGAATTTTTCGCGGACTAAGTAGCCGTAATGCTCGGTAAATTCATCGTCCGTGCTGTTTCCCATATCGGCAGCAGATTCGCTGTAAACAAATAGCGACCCGAACGGCGGTGAATAAACCGAAAAGTCAATGCACTCGTCAGGGAACTGCGAAAGCACGCTAACGCAGTCCCCTTGGTACGCGGCCCACCCCTCCCCCGTTGCAGAATCCATGCACCTCACAGCCATGACGGCAGACCTCCAATTGTGTTTGCTTCATAGCGAACCTTGACCCGGCTCGCCTCTTGATTGTCGCGGCGCATCGCCTCGCGCATCGCCGACTTCATGCTGGCGTGATCATCCGCCTTGCGGTCTATCACCCGGCCAATCGCATCCTCGCCAGCAGCCACAATCACATGCGCAGTCACAGGCCGCGACTGACCGAAGCGCCAGAATCGACGCACGGCCTGATACCAAGCCTCGTAACTGAACGAACGCCCGACAAAGACGGTATTCGCGCAATGCTGCCAATTCAGCCCAAATCCGCAGATTGATGGCTTGGTAACGAGAATCCGTGCGCTACCGTCCGCAAAAGCATCTAGCGATGCCTCCTTGGCGTCTGATGACATGCTGCCGCGCACTTCCACAACACCCTCAGCGCCATTGAGAGCGGCCATAACCGCGTTGGCTTCATAGTCCGTATCCACCCAAATGACCCACGGCTCCGATGCAAGCCCAGTTACCAGTTCTGCGGCTACATCCGACCGCGCTCCAGCTGTCTGCCTCTTGATATCGTGCATATTCGTGGCGCTAACCTGATCGCCGCCAAATAGCCCGCCCGTCACAACCGGGGCCGACTCATGCGCCGTATGCCTCACAACATTGAGGGGCGGTAAATCGAAACCATCATCAGAAAATCCAAAATCAGAAGGCATCTGCGCGCACCGCGACCAGGACGCCATCCAATCCCAAAACGGCACCACACCGTGCCGCTTCAATCGCCATTGCTGCGATGCTGTTGAGGTATCGTTGATAAAGAACCTCGAAAGCATCTCGTTGGACGCCATCACCCCGCAAAACTCAGAATGATTGCCAAGCTCCATGTGATCATTCGGCGCTGGCGTTGCGGTCGCTGACAGCTTGAAACGATGATCCCGAAACGCCGATATAAGCGACCGTGTCGTCTTGCCGCCAAAGCTCTTGAGGATGCTGGATTCGTCCAGCGCTATCGCGCCGAATTTTGCTGGGTCTAGCTTGTCTAGCCGGTCGTAATTGCAAATGCTGACAGTGGACCGCACATCATCCTGAGACTTGATAACCGAAGCGTCATAGCCAAACCGACGCGCTTCTTTTTCGATTTGATGAGCCACCGCAAGCGGCGTGAGAATCAACGCACGACCATTGCTGGCGGCGGCAGAATGCTGGCACCATTCCAGCTCGCATAGGGTTTTCCCCAAGCCGGTATCAAGAAACAATCCCCCGCCCCCGGCGCGCAAAAGGAAATCAACGCAATGCGATTGAAACCCGAACAGGTGAGGCGAGGTTGAGATATCCCCGGTTATCCCGCGCTGACCAGCATCAGGTACCTTGGACTCTAGAAATTTCATGTACTCAACTGCCGTGTTCATCGCAACTCACCGTGATCGCTTGATACGTCCCCGTCTCCTCAACCTCCACCGTCTCGCCCTCCTCCGTGCGGTAGGTCATGCGTAACGGCCAGTCCTCGACGTGCATCCGCTGGCGATACCAAGCGATGGACAACCGCTCTCGCCACGACCCCGGATCGCTCGCGTCGTCAATCAACATCCCTATTCCCCCGGTTGACACTCAGACCTCGCGGCTTCCCACCGCCCCTATGCGGAATCGCTGTCCACTCACTAGGGCTGACCGGCACCGCCTGATCCCACTCCCCTAGCAACGCTGGGCCGATCACCTCATCCCTGTCCCGGTACGCCGTCGCTCCCGCCATCCCCCGCTTCCTCAGTTCGTCCACCGTCTCCATCCACATCGGCCCTAGCAGCGCCCGCCGCCGCTCTCTTGCGTTCATCGACGTACTCGGCAAGCCAGCCGGGCCACTCGTGCCGGGGATGCGTCCTGCACCACTCGCCAAGCCTCTTGACGTATCCCGGTCCCCAGCCGTGGGGCGGGACGTATCGCGGGTTGACGATGTGGCCGTCGGGGTTCTTCGGCATGGTCTTGCGGATGGCAAGCTGCTCATCGGTGATCCTCATTGGACGGCCTTGAGAACCCCGCCCATCTTCCGGGCGAGTTCCAACTGATTCGCACGCGCAGCCTCAGACCTCGCGGCAGCGATTTCCTCGGGCTTCGGTGGTGGGCGTACCGGGGCTGGCGCGGTCTTGGGGTTAGCCTTGGCGTGGTCGCCTTCACGGCGGCACCAGTTACGCCAGGTGGCGTCCCAATCGTGCTTGCGGGCATTGGCCCCGGATGCCGCCAGCCAGTAGTCGCGGAACTTGGCGAAGGTACGGCCGGGGTCTAGGCGCTCGGCTTCGGCTACCTGCCTGCGCTCCGGGGTCAGGTCGAAGTCGTCCGGTATCCGGGTTGCAGTCTGTCGGGGTGAGCGCTTGCGCGAACCTACTCTTTCTGTCTCTGTCTCTGTCTCTGTCTCTGTCTCTGGATCATCAGCCCGATATCGCTCCGATATCGCTCCGATATCATACTGATCCAACCAATGATCCAGCTTCGCAAGTAGTTGATTTAACTTGGCTTCGGAAATTCTGAGCCTGAAAGTCAGTTTCCTGGTGTCAGGAAGCTCCCCGGACATGCTCGGATCCTCGCTGGCTATCAGCCACAGGCCGATTAGTGCCTTTGCGGCCTCGCCGTCGAGGTCGTGCCAGTCGGGGTCATCAAGGATTTCGCGGTGAATTTTGATCCACGGCGGGCGGCGGTCTTTGAAGTGCTGAAACTTATTCCAGTTCTTGACTTTCACGGTGCCCATCCCGCTATGCGTGCTGGCGAACAGACGGACTTTGCCGATGGCGATAAAGTCCAAATGCCAGCTATGTGCCTGCAATTGCTGCGGCGCAGTAGACTCCCCTGCGCCTGCCATTCGTCATCCACCTATATCCCCCTCGCGGCTTGACTGGTAAAAGATCGCCAGCCTAAGCAAATAGATCAGGACGAATCTGCTGCTTAGTGACCGCCCCTTCAGTAAGGCGCTCAAGATCCATGGCACGCTCGGCTGAAACCTTGCCAGCGACCCACTTGGTAACGGCGGATTGCCTCACTCCAAGTCGACGCGCCGTTTCGGCCTGGCTTCCGATGATTCCGATGGCTTGTTTGACGGCCTCAATGTTGGCCGTTGGGGTTCGTGGTCTTGACATGGGTGCAAAATACGCCCAAAGTGGATTCATGTCAACCACCCAAAGTGGATTTATAAAAGCGCATTATTTATCGGTAAAGTCTCACTCACCGTTTTGGGGGCGGCTGGTCCTTGCGCTTGAGCGCGCAGGCGAGCCTACCTCACAAGTTCATGTCGCCAAGATCATGGGTATCCGGCCGACTGCGGTTAACAAGTGGGCGCTAGGCGAGGGGTTTCCAACCACCCCGCGTTTAGCGCTCCTGGCAACTCGGCTCGATGTCTCGGTGGAATGGCTACTAACGGGGCGAGGGAGCATAGAAGTGGATGGACTCAAAGATAGCCAACTAAGAAGAATGCTTGAGCTTTGGGGCGAATTAACAGACGAGCAAAAGATGTACATGGTCCAGTCTGCCGAAGCTGCTAGCAGACTGGCGAAGCCGCCGAAAGAAGAAAAAGACAGCCGCCACTAAAAGACGCCCCGCCTGCCGGGGCTTCTTTTTATCCACCGTATCCACTTTCGGTGTTGACAAGTATCCACCCGAAGTGTAGATTCTCCTTTAAGCCAGATCGGCTGGCGGGAGTAATCACAGATGAGCGCAGAAGCAAAACTCATGGACAGGACGATGGACGTACTGGTCGAGGCAATAGTTAGCCCGTTGCAGACGGCCCGCCGCCCCGAGTTCGAACTGGCGCTTGAGGATGTGTTCGTCGGTCTACGCGGTTACTGGACTGCGGCCTATGACGTTGAGGAAGTCGAGCTGGCTGACGGCACATTCGTCGATAGGGCTTGCATCCGCTTTATCGAATTTGAAAGCGACACATGGCATCTGAAGTTCAAGCCCGCCGAAATCGACGGCATAACGATGCAGTTGATTCAGGAACTTTGCGATGACGAAGTTTCCTGCATGGGTCAGCCATGAACGAATGGTCGCTCGCGTGCCTCGCCCTGTCCCTCGCCTCGCTGGCCGTGGCGTATGGGTGGGACTGGCGATGAATTTCCCAATCTTACCTTGGACGCTGCCGCTGCGTGACGATCGTTATCACGAGCCTTTAATCAATAAGGCGCGAGAAGTGCGCGAAAGCTGCCGACCCAAGAATGGCTGGATTGCAGAGGGGGAAGCCCATGTCACACGTGGCCGAATTCGCAATGACACACGGCTCTGAATCGCTGCTGCGTCAGGCCGAGAGTCGGCTGGAATGCGCGCAGGCTGAAATCACCTCACTGCGGAGCGCCATCGTGAAGCTGGAGGACGCAAACCAGTCTTTGCGCGAGTGCCTGGCTGACGCGATGCAGGACTTTGACGATACCGCGCC